GGTTTATGAAATTCATATCATCCCCTTTATCTGTGCCAAACTTATCTTCTAAATTTTCTTCTGCAACATCGACAACGCCTTCATCAAAACCGAAATCCCATAGATCCAGAATATGTCTACAATTATATCCGCCCCTATGAATAAAAGGATTATTACCAGATTTACCTTTCCAAGATTGACTACCCCAAAAGGCATCAATATCTTTTCTTTCAAATACTCTATTTAAGTTTCTTCGACAGAAATCTCTACTATCAGTGATGAGTGTGCCATCATAAATAAACATATTAATCCCTGCCTGTTCTGCTTTATATGTCGTAAATGATCCGTTAAACTCCATGAGGGTATCATGTGCGATAGTCTTTGCGTATCTACGCATATTATTTCCTAATACATCACTAGCATATTTTGTTCGTAGAATGTTTTGAGCCTGTGCAACTTTCTTGGCTACTGCAGGATTAAATTGATTTTCATCAATATATCTTACTAATCTATTAATCGCTTCTTCATTAGAAGATTGATAGACACCATTTAATTTACCACGAATAGATTTAACCATATCTGGAAAAGGTTTACCGACAATCACAGATTCATAGAGATCATTAGCAACGGTATCAAAGTATGTGCTACCTAACTCTTTGTATTTATTAAATGAAAACTTTTTAAGATCAACAATGGTAGCTAGGTCAGGTTTTGTTAGGGTTTTAAATCTATTAGGAATATTAAGCTGATCCATTCTACCCATAAGAGCCTTAACCACAGTATCGTATTCTCTGACATTTGTATCTGCGACAGTCAAAAAGGTTTCTTCAAAATATCTCTTAAGGTTTGGTCGTAGCTGTAATGCTGTTTTAGTTCTTAGATTTAGCTCATCAGCAAATAATGTTTGTGAGAATTGTATTTCATTAACAATGCGTTCTTCTAAAGATTTTAGAGAACTTAGAACTAACTCTTGATGTTTATCTGAAAGATCGCTTATAAATTGAGCTCTGGACATATCATAACTTAAAACCTTTTTTCCATGATTGAATTGCCCAATAGGCAGGGGATAATGTTTTTTGTCCTTTAACTCTTTTTAAAACTCCGCCCATTCTTGCCATGAATGATCTTTTTCTAGCAGGAATATTCTTTTTGATACTCATGGTCTTTGAGCCAAAATTAATCTTTTTAACTTTGCCTGTTTTCTTATCTCGAACAAATACCTTAAACTTACCAACATCCCCTCGAGAAGGTTTATTCAGTTTTACTTTTCTTCCTCTGTATTCTGCCATTATTTACCTACCGACCTCATAGCTTTTTTATGCGCAGAATTAAAAGTAGCACCTTTTTTCATAGCATTAGCCATTGATCTCATGTGTTTTAAAGTATGATGTCTAGCATGAGATTTCATAGTCTTTTGTTGTCTTGACGATAAATTTTTTATGATGTTTTTAATTGATGCTACTTTAACCATTATTTTTTCTTTTTCTTTTTCTTTTTCTTTCTGCGTCTTCTCATAGGTCGTTTATTTATAAGAGGTGCTAAAGTAGTTGTTGTTGTAAACCCACTCATCTTTTCTTTCGTGTCGTTGTCTTTCTTTTCTTTCTTAAATCAGTATCGTGCTTTCTGCTTCCTCGTAAGAACGAATTAACTCTACCCATAGCCCATGCAGCCATTGGAACTCTACGACTACCACTAGATAGAAATGCACCTTGACCTCTACGATAGACCTTTGCCAAAGTTCCATAAGTATATCGTTTACTCTTTTTTGCTTTTGCTTGTAATGTTTTCTTCGTGCTTGCTGATATAGGTCTTGCCATTATGCTTTTGTCCTCGCTTTCAATAAAGACATTGGTATTCTTTTACCTGCTTTATATAAACTTGCTACTTGTTTTATTAATGATGCTCGTCTTGATCTCTTTGATCCTTTAAGACCAGAGAGATATTTCTTTGGAATCCCTGTTGATTTATCTTTGGGAACAGATCTACGCTTCTTCTTCTTCGGCATTTTGTTCATCCTCTAAAGCTGTAGTTTCAAAACTACCAAGCGTTGTTGTTCCTGTTGCACCGTCTATTTCATCAAAGATTGTTTTAATAGCTTCATCATCTTTAATAACGGCTTCTACTATTTGTTTATCAATCTCTTTGTTGTATGTATCTGATTTAATGCTTGTAGCTCTTGCTTGTTGGAAGAATGCTAGATCTGTAGCGTAATCTCGCAAGTCAAAAGAATCTGGATAGGTTATCTCTCCATCAAAGGTTAAGTTCTGCCATTTAGCAAATAATGACCATATATGTTCTTCTGCATTCTGTAAGTAATCCGCTTTCTCTGATAGTCTTGCATTCAATAACTGAAACTCTGTTTGTAATGCGATACCAGATTGTATTCTTGTTTCGGTAGCTCTAACAGCTCCCATGTGTGTTATTCTGTTAATCGCTTCTACCTTCATGTTTATACAGTCCATAATACCTGCTAGTGATTGAGAAGATGGTTGTATGATATAAGGCTTTAATCCTGTATCTAAATCTTCTGGCATTTCAATAATAGAACCTGCTCCTGCAGAGGCTTCAACATTCGGTGTTTTAACTAATGAAGGATGGTTAGATAATCTTATCAACTGTTCGAGCTCCGAGTAGTCATTGTAGATGGCTTTCTGTAATTCTGCTATATCGTTTAAATCGCTTATACCTATTCCTCGTCTTTGTGATTTCTGATTATATAAAATAACAGCAGGGATTTCGCCTATTTGATTTGGTTGTTCATCTAATAATAATGGTTGTGTATTTCTATGTGGTTGATGAAAGTCTTTGACTTCATAAGTGGTAACATCTTCAGGTGTCCATACTTTTACGATAGCATCATCTTCATAAATATTTTCTAACAATGTTAATGATGTTAAATAAAACTTTCCGTTTGTTAATCTTTCAAACTTCCAATTCAAAACATTCTCTGGAGTATATAAACTTATGTAAGGTCTTATGTCCTGTTCAAGTTCTTCTGCTCTTGTTTCTGTTAATACAGATGGTTTATCTACGATTGCCCAACAAGTGCCATGTATAGAAGCGTTAAG